CATCAGCCAGCGGGTTGTCCGCGGAGGGCTGAAGGACGGGGCGGCTGGCTTCGTTGACCTGCGCCTCTAGTTCGGCGAGCTTGGTCTTGGCCGCGCTGTATTCGGTCTCCAGCGTCTGAGCCTTTTCCTCGGCCTCCTTGCGTTTTGCCGTCAGCTTGTCGATCCGTTTCTGGACCTTCTCCTGCGGAACCGGGGCGTCGTCGTCTTCGGATTCTTCGTCCTCGGACTCCTTGGCATCTTCATCTTCGGACTCTTCCGCGGGCTTTTCGGCCTCGGATTCGTCCGACTCGTCATTGTCAGAGAGCTTTTCTTCTTCGGCGTCGGTCTTGGGATCAGCCGCTTCCGGTGCTGGTTGATCCAGTCCGACTAGCGCTTCGCTGATCGACATAACGTCGAAATCTTCCACCTCTGCGGCCGGAGCCGCGTTATCTGTCGCCATGAGCTTTACCTCTCAAGTAGGAACCAGGCAGAGCGTCTACCAGTCCGATCAAACCGGCGTGCCATGCGGGCACGACTCAACTTTGATACTACCAGTATAGCAACTACTGGACAAATGTCCAGCAAAAAAGTTGAGGGTTGAGAGATGAGGGTTTAGAGAGAGCGGGAAGGTCTCGTTATGCGATACCGGAGTGGATAGGATCGGCTATAGTTCTGCACAAGTGATTGCACTTTCTGTCACCTTTTGTGCGGTGTTTTTGTGACACAAAAACAACCTGCAATTTGTGTCACGGCGCGTTACAAAGAAGGGGTTGTTTCTATAACGGGGTTCGCTTGAGCTATTGCGCAAAAAGTATGCAGCTACTCCAAGCGCGAGGCTTCGGTGCGGCGCTGCTCAAGGGCGTCCCACAGTTCCTGCAGGGCGTTGAGCTGGCCGGCGGCGTGGGCGAGGTAGCCGGGTTCTTTGGCGGTGGCCATGGTGGCGACCAAGGTGCGGATGTCGGAGATGCTGTCCTGCAACTCCAGCATGACGGCGAGGTAGGCGGGCGGCGCCTGATCGCGGGAGAAGGCGAGGGCGCCTTCGCGGTCGAAGTCTTCGCTGACGGTGTAGAGGTCAGTGGGGATGGTTTTGGTTTTTTGCGTGAATAGCATAATTTTTAAGCTGTTTGTGTTTGCCGTTCGCGAATGGCGAATTAGCCGCGGCGCATGACGATAATCTCTAGGGCATGAATGGCGTTCTGCAGGTGCGGGCCGCATTCTCGGCAGGCGGGGCCGAGGTGGGTGTCGTGGCCGTGGATGTCTTGGATACGAAGCGGCTTGGCACAGATGCCGCAGCGCGGGATGTCACTGCCGCGGCGTCCGGGGCGCAGGCGGCTGGGCGGGGATGGCGGCGACATGGTCATCAGTAGCTTCCTCCTCCGGTTGATCGCAGGATGTCGCCCTCGACGTTGATGGCGTCGGAGAGGCAAACGTAACGAAGCAAATCGATGAAGTCTTTGGTTGCTCCCTTTTTACCGTCAGCCGCAGTGTAAGTTTGTAGGGCGTAGATGACATTTTTGCAGTTTTCGCTGATGTAGAGCTTCGGCTGATTGCGCGCGTCCACCGGCTTCTCGGGGTTGTATGACAGCGCATCATTGATCATGCTGACGCCTTCATCGATGCTGTCGCCTGGGGTTGCCGTGTAGAGCATGCCGAGGTCGGCCATCTCGTCGATGAGGGTCGTCGGCGATTCCTTGCCGAGCGTGCGGGCGTTGCCGTAGCGGCTGTCCATCCAGCGCTCAAAGATTTCCTCACCGCCTTCGACGCGCAGGATCTCGTCCTTGTAGCGCTCCAAGCCAAAGCCGAAGTCCTGCTGCGCGGGTCCGGGCTTGCCGTCGAGCTTCTTGCCATCCGGTAGCGCCCACTCGCCGGCATAGCCGATGCCCTCGATGTATGACGTTTGGTTTGGCCATTCGCGGTAGACAACGATGCGGCCGGATGTGTCATGCACCGTCCAAATCATGGCCCAGTTTTTGCCGCTCGCCGGGTCGACCCAGTGGTAGCGGGTGCCTTGCGGGACATCCGAGGCGCGGATGACGTGGACCTTGGGATTGAACAAGGGGAACCGGCCGCTGATGGCTTTGGTGGGGATTCCGTAGGCTCGCTCTAAGATTTTTTCTCGGGTTTCGCTTTGCAGTTCCTTTTTCATCCGAGACCAGCCGGCCCAAGGATTTAGTTTGGTGTGAAAATAAATAATGGGCCGACCCTTCGGGTTGATTTGCTCAATGGGCACTTGCTCAAAGCCGACAACCTTGCCCTCGGCGTTTTTGCGCTCCAGCAACTCGGCATCGACGGTGACAACGTCTTTGGCGCCGGACAAGTAGTCGGCCACGATAGGCGTCCAGCCTTGCACTGGGGTAAAAGTGACGGCCAACTTGCCATTTCGGTCCACCAAGCGGAAGCGGATGGTGCTGAGAACGTCGAGAGCACCCATAGCCTCGTCCATCCAAACCATATCGACCTCGCCTCCTTCTAGTGTGGACGGATCTTGCGAATAATTGCGGAAAATGCACTGTGCTGAGTTTGGCGCGACCCACTTAGATTCTGAGAATCCGTTCTTAATTGTGTAGCTGATTGCCGTGACGGCCGATTTTCTGGCGTTTCTCCATTCTGGCGGCATGTATTTCCAGACACGGGGCTGCTGAAGCTCAACGCTGTTGGCGGCGGTCAAAGAAAAGCACCACACAACGGCACCCGGCTTGTTGTACATCGTTTTGATGACTTCTTTCGCGGCCCACTCCGTTTTCCCACTCCGGTTTCCGCCCAGAACAAGCAATTCCCGGTGCTTATCGATCAGCTCGGACGCGCGCTTCCACACCGGCGGGATGTAGCCATAGCGGAACGGGTCTGATGCCTCGCGGGCGATCAGTTCTTCGCGCGTTTTGAGATATTTCCAGCCTTCGTCCGGTCCCAGTTTTTCAAGCAAGTCGAGATCGACCTGCATGACCGGGTGCGGTGTGGGCTTGAAGCGTTGTGCGTGCTCGTTCACGAAAATAGAATGGGCGCTGGCTGGTTGACGCTCGGACCCTCCCCAGGGCCGATTTTGTTAAGCCGTGCCAGCGCCCAAATTTTTGATGTCCATCGTGGGATTCTCCAAGACGACGAACTGATCGCTGCGCATGTAGCGCGTCTCGCCGGTGTCCTCAAGGATCACGGCGTAGATGTTGTTGAAGTAGGCTCCCTGCGACTCCACATACCACACCGAGCCAAGACCGAGCGGGGTCTTGACGGGAACGGGGCGGGCGAATTCGTGGATCATTGGAGATTTGAAATTTGAGATTTTAGAAAGATTGCCGGGAACGGTGCGGCCGCACCTTTTCAGCACGCGGGTTGCCAATCTTGCGGCACACCATACGGTGACCTCCCGAGATCGATGTGGCGGGTCGAAGCCCTGCTTCACTGCCGCTCATCCGTCCTACCATGCTGCCCGGACAAAGAATGTGCAGGCGCCCCGCTCGTTTCGCTCGGCGGGGCTGGGCATGACGGCATGCGCCGCGGGACCACACCACATGGAATCCCGGCGAAAGCCCGATTGAGCCTGCAGGTTTAAAGTCATAGCTGTGAGTCGCACTGCGCTCCGCAGGCTGCGTAGCCGGCGGCGTCGATCCAGTTGTCTGGTTTCGCGCGGTGCGCTTGGCGGGCGATCTTTACCAAAATCATCAACGCAGCGATGTCGCTGGCCGTGACAAGCACGTTGGTGCCGTTTGTGCGCGAGAGGTAGCTGCTAAACATTTCGGCCTGCGTGCGAAAGTCGTCCACCGGCGAGCCGTAGCTCTCGTTGCGTTCGCCACAGACCGCTTCCGCGGCGATGCGTAATGTTTCGGCTGCGGCTTTCATCGGCGGGCTTTCTTCGCTGCAAGCTCGGCACAGAGGGCGTCGGCTTTTTTCTTGGCGGCCTTGGCAACCATGGAGGCGCGCAGCCCCTTAAGGCGCATGATCTCGTTGTCAATGGCTTGGATCTCTGGCGTCATAATTTTGTAGTTCTCCATAAAGTTAGGGCTGCCCATTGACGCAGATGTAGAGGAAGCCAAAATTGGCAAAGCTGTATCCGGCGAAGGCCACAGCGAGACCGGCGTTTCCTTCGCGCCAAAAGCCCACCGCGGTGATGGCGTAGCAAACGGTGGTGATGACGAGCGGGGTGAAGGTCATCGGCGGGCTTTGGCGGTCTTCGCGGATGCGCGGAAGGCTTTGGCGGTGGGGGCGCCGGCGGAACCGGGCTTGCGCATCTTCTCGCCGCTTCCGGCGGCGATGCGGGCTTTTTTGGCGTGGATGTTTGCGTATAGTCCTTGTTTCATGGTTTGTTTTTTCGGATGGCTTCTCGGAAAAGGTATTGGATCAAGTAAGCGCCGGTTTCTTCGTCGCTGCTGGTGATGTGCTTGAGGAAATCCTGCACAACGTGATACAGCTCATGGACGAGCGAGCCGGTGTCCGCGGCGTCTTCGATCCAAACGACCGCTTGGCTGCCGCAGCACATCGCCCAGGCGGCGTCGGAGTCATCGGGCTGGTTGTCGGGGTCTTTGGGGTCGAGATTGAGAATGTTCGCACACCGCCGGATCGCCGATGACTGCGGGGTTCCACAATAGAACTCCACAACCAGACCAAAGGTCTGCTCTCGGACAACGAACCGGCGGGTGCGTTTCATTTAGGCGGCTTTTTTCGCCATGAGCTGGACGTAGTGGAGGTTGAGGCGCGCTTGGAAGACCTTCCAGAACGGCTCGGCTGAGAACATCCAGGCAACCTCGAAATCGTCCGGGGATTCTTTGCCGATGCGGACGATGCCGCGGCGCTGAACCTTCATGTCCGGGCGGTTTTCGTTCCAGAGTTGTTCGTAGCCAGCGAGCTGGACTTTGTGCGCGCCGACGATGGCTTTGGATGTCTTCCAGTCGAGGAGGACGATCTTGCCGTCACGGTCGCGCGAGGGTGCGTCGATGGTGCCGCCGAACAAGTAAGTTTCGCTTACAAGTTGAACCTCCGGCTCGATGACGGTGAGACCTTCTTCGTCCCACCAGCGCTTGAAGTTGTTGAACGCGATGGTGGCTTTCTCAACATCTGCGGGGCTGAACTCGGAGAGGTCGGCAACGTGGTTGTGGAGGAAGCACTCAATGAGGAAGTGCGCGATGGTCCCGATGTCGGCGGCCTTGTCGCGCACCTTGCGGTAGTCTTGGCCGTCCATGCCGAGCTTCCATGCCCAGTGGATGAGGCCGCTGCTGTCCTCGCCGATCTTGGCGATGGTGCTGGCGCCGGGAACGTCGGTGCCGTCTGCCAACGGATACTTCTGGTGTGCGCGGGTCTTTTCGAGGCGTACGATTTTGCGTCCGTCCTCGGTGAAGCGATCCGGCTCAACGGGCTTGGCGGCTTTGGAAGGGGAGCGGCGTTTTGCCGCCCCCCTTTTGACTGTGGTGTTTTTCTTGGGCATAAGAATTACCAAGTGATCTCTTCGTCGTCCGTGCCGGTCTTGCGCGCGGCGGGCTTGGCTTCGCTCACGTCGAAGCCGTAGGCCACGGCGCTGCCGCCATCACCCCAAGTGACGAGGTCGAGGACTTGGACGGCTTTCGGTTGCAACGTGATGCCGGCACCGAGCGCTGCCGTATACCAGCAGTAGGGAACAACCGCCACTTTGAGCCTGGAGCCGCCGCCGATGTTGTCGGTAATGACTTCGCCTGCGGTGTTGAAGAGTTTGGGCTGGCGAGAAAAGGTCTCGCCTTCCCTGCTTTTGCCCACGGCTTTCACGCGGAGCTTCAACTGCGTCATGCCATCGTTTTCCAGCCAAGGGGCGTCGTGCTGCTTGAGTTTGTCTTTTTTCAGCTCGGCTTTTTTCTCGGCGAGGAACGCTGAGAAAATGGCTTCGATCTGTTTGATGAATGGCTCGGCGTCCTCGGCGGTCATCTCGAGGTTGACTTTGTACTCACCATGCGGCTTGTCCGCGGTGGCATACTTCTTGTCAGGACTGTTGAGGTGAGGGTATCTGGCAACGCCAGCCGGTGTGGTTATGGTTTTATTTGGCATGGTTATGTGGTTGGTTGTGTTTTCGGTTGGATAGGAAAGTCAGAGTGACGCAGGAGCGTGCAAAATTCGTTGAACGGAAGCGTGACGAGCATCTCGCTGTGGTCGCGGCGGTGGATAACGGCGCACAGGTCGGTGCCGGCGTCGCGGCGGGCCTGCGCGATGGCGGCGTCCAGGTCGAAGCGGGCGCGGCCGTGGCGTTTGCACTCGAAGTGCCAATCCGGCAAGCAGGGCACGATCACGTCGGGCGCACTGATCCCCCAAGATCCTTGGCTGACTTGCGCGCCCCGCTTGGCCGGAAATCCTTCGGCGGTCAATGCCTTGGCGACTTCGCGCTCAAAGCTGGCGCCTTTTTGGCGGGAGTTGATCATTCGTTGAGCGCCTCCCATAATTTCGGCGATGGTGCGTAGACGGAGCCGTTGCTGTCGCTGGTGCGTCCCGCGGGCGCGGTGCCTTCAAAGCGGGTGAGCGAGGGACGCCAAGTGAGGTTGAGCGTGCCGGTGCGGCCGGCGCGGTGCTTGGCCACGATAAGCTCGGCGTCTTGGACTTCCGGCTCCTCGTCTTGGACGGCGTAGTAGGCGGGGCGATGGATCAAGCAAACGATGTCGCTGTCTTGCTCGATGCTGCCGCTCTCGCGGAGGTCGCTAAGTTTTGGGCGGTTGTCGCTGCGGTTCTCGGCTTGGCGGTTGACCTGGGCGGCGGCGACAACCGGGATGCCGAGTTCCATGCTCATGGCTTTGAGGCCGCGGGAGACGAAGCCGACTTCGTTCTCGCGGGACTGGGCGCCGGAGTGTGAGACAAGCTGCAGGTAATCCACGAAGATGCACTTGACGCCCCAGCGGCGGACGGCGAGGCGGGCGCGGCCGCGGATATCCAAGAGGGTGAGGCCGCCGCGGTCGTCCACATAGAGGGGTTCGGTGCTGAATTGCGTGGCGGCGTCAAAGATGCGGTGCTTGATGCTGGCGGTGAGGAAGCCGTTGCGGATGATCTCGGTGTTGGTCTCGGCGCGGCCGAGGACGACTCGCGCGGCGAGTTCGTTCGCGGGCATCTCGAGGGAAAAATAGACGACCGGGACGCCGCGGCGGGCCATGTTGTCGGCCATGTTGAGCATCAGTGCGGACTTACCCATGGCAGGTCTGCCGGCGATGATGGTGAGCTGGCCTCCGCGGAGTCCGCCGGTGACTTGGTCGAAGTCGCGGATGCCGGTCTGCAACCCGAGCTTTTTGCCGCCGGCCATGAGGCTCTCCAGCTCTTCGAGGAGGCCCGGGACGATGGCGCTGGGGGCGCGCATGCTGTCGGTGGCGGTGGTGAGGGAAAGACTGAGGACGCTCTCGCCGGCTTGCTGGAGGACGCTGTCGGCGTCCGCGGCCATGTCCTGGGCGGCGGCTTGCATGGCAACGCTGGCGTCGATGATGCGGCGGCGGGCGTGGAGGTCGCGCAGGGTTTGGGCGTGGTATTCGACGCCCGCGGGGCCACCGGCGGACTGGGAGAGCAGCTCGGTGAGGGCGCCAGCGCCGCCGACAAAGTTGAGCTTGTGCGCGGCATCGATGCGCTGGGTCGTGGCGATGAGGTTCGGTGTGCCGCCTTCGCCGCGGATCTCGCAGATGGTCTCGTAGATGAGGCGATGTGCGGGCGTGTAAAACAAATCGGCGTGCAGCGCGGCGATCTCGTCGATGAGCTTGGGGTCGGCGAGAAGGCTGCCGAGGACGGCTTGCTCGACGGCGGGGCTTTGGGGAACGGTGCGTTTCATTTTAGGCGGCGCCTCCGTCGTCATCGCCCTCTAGGACGACTATGACAATCATCCCGATCAAAAGAATCAGGAGGTAGCTGACGGTCAGCGCGCTCATTTTCTTCCTTCCTCCGGGCAAGTTGTGCGCGGCGGCGCTCCCAGCGGTCGCAGGCTGCATCGACTAAGCGAAATGTTTCTTCGAGCCATGGGGTAATGTGGTGTTCGGGCGGCGGTGGTGGTTGGTATTCGTGGTTAGCCATGACGTTTTACGGCTTTCTGTCGTGGCGTGACCTGTAGGCATATGTTGGCAAATGTTGGCATGAGGGTCAAGGGTTTTTTGGCAGGATGGGCCATTTTTTTAGGTGGGCGAAATCGCGGGGTTCGGTGACGGAAGTCACCTTGCCGCAGACGCCGCACAGGTCTTCGTGCCAGGTTGAGACGTGGCCCTTGGGCATGCCGCGGCCGTGGGCTTCGCCGCAGGGGCGGCATATCCAGGCGGGATACGGAAACTGCTCGCGGACCTTGGCGAGGATGTCGGAAAGCGAGTCTTCTTTGGCAAAGATCACCTCGTAGTTACGCCGGTAGCGGTCGCCGTTGACCGGCCGCGGGCTGTCGCCTTTGCCGGCGCTCATCGCTTCACTTCCTCCCAAAAGACCTTCCGGTAGTGCTCCTCGAGCTTTTCCATATTCTGCAAGGCGCCCAGATCCTCGGCGATGCGTGGGATGTCCCACGACATGGGCATGTGCTTGAGGCGGGCGCGGGCCTCGCGGCGGATCTCGGCGGGGATGCGCTTGATTTTGCCCGGAGTGCCCAGCTCGGTCAGGAAGTGGCGGGCCTGAACGATGGCACGCGCCTGCTCGTCGGGAAGGCTCATCGGATGGCGGTGGCCTCCTCGATGGCGTCGTGTGCCTCGGAGGCGACTTCGTTGGATGGCTTGACGCAGCGCTTCAAGACGCGGATGAGGCGATTGTTGGAGCGAATCAGCTCACGGACCTGCGACTCAAGCGAGGCGGTGTTGTCCGCGAAGTTGGAGCCGAAGCCGACCGAGCCGACAACCAGGTCGGGGATCATGGTGCTCATTTGCGGGCCCTCCGTTTGCCGTGGCCGAAGATGAAGCCGGAGTTGCGGAAGGATGGCTGCGTGATCAGACCGCGCTTGGCGAGGAAGCGGTCGCACGCTGCGTTGATTGACGTGGCCTCAAGCATGAGCCGGCCAAACAGCGGGCCGGTGGGTTCATATTCGAGGGCTAGGGTTTTGCCGTTGTGCAGGGTCATTTGCGGGCCTCCTCAAGTTCGGTGGCGAGTTGGCGGACGAGGGCGCGCAGGGCCATGATGGTGGCGATGCTTTCGTCGGCGATCTGCTCAACGTATTGGACGTTGACGTTGTAGACGGTTTTCGGCGCCTTGGGGGCGCTCGCCTTTTTGGTGCTTTTGGCGGGTTTCATAAAATACTGGTCAAATGTACAGTTGGGGGTAGGACATTGGTTGTCTTAGGGGTTTGATAGCAAATTGATAACTTAGGGGGGGGGGGGCAATCAATTATTGCGTGCGGGTTAATGATTCTGCTACGGCGTTAAGCAAGTCCCAGTTGCCGGGCTTGCGATGCTTGTTGGGGTCGTAGCGGACGCTGACTCGGTTGCTGATGTCGTCGAAGGTCCAGAAGACAAATTGATTGAGGTCGGGTAGGTAGGCGGCGAGCACGTCGAAGTCGTGGATCTCGTAGGGGCGGGCTTTCAGTCCGCCGGTGGCGCGCTTGACGGACACATGGTAGGCGCCGCGGTCGAGGGTGGCGGTCTTGACCTGGACGGCGATCGGGCGGACGCCGGCGCGGGTCAACATCACGTCGGTGGTCTGGGCGTGGCCGAAGGGCGTGAAGATCTCCCAGTCGTGGACTTGGGCGCCGACAATGAAGAGGGATTCGGAGATCTCTCCCTTGCGGCAGGCGGATAGGACGGTGCCTCCGGTGATGGGGGCGTGGATGCCGTCTTCGAGGGCGAATAGGGTGCTCATAGGGTTAGGCTGCGTTTTCTTTGGCGAACTGTTCGCGCATCTCGGCGAGGGAGCGCTCGAGGGCGGTTTGTTTGGGTTGGCCTTGCACAGGCAAGGGGATCGGCTGGCGCTGTTGGCGCAGCTTCTGCAGCTCGTCGGGGAAGACGACGCCGGAATAGTTGTTAACGATGGCGCGTTCCATCTTCTCGACCGCATCGCGCTCGTTGAACTCAGCTAATTGCTTGAGGAGTCGGCGGGCGCCAATCTCAGTGAGGGGCGATCGCTTCTGGCGCTTGTGTTCAATCAGATCAACCCAGACCGCAGCAAACCCTGGGCCGTGAGGCAGGGGCAAGGACGATGGGTCGAATTTGGGAGCGGGGGCGCGTTTGGGTTTGGGTGCTTCCTTTTCCGAAGAAGGTAGCGAAGGCGACGAAGTCGCCGGAGCAGGCGCGTCAGCGCCTTTATTACGTTCCTTTATGTTCCTTATTGTTGGG